CTGTTTTTTGTGTGCGCTACACCGCGGTGAGCGGGGACCGCGGCGGCGGCAGCGTGCGCGCGAGGTGCACGGCGCCCGCGGTCGCGTAGGCGCCGTCGATCGGGCCGGTGCCGCGCCGGACGAACACCCACCGGTCGCCCTGCCACAGCTTCTGCGCGGCCTCGACGTGCGCGGTCTGGAGGTCGTCCTTCGGGTGCACCAGCTCGCCGGCGCGGACGACCTCGGCGAGGCCCATGCAGATCGAGGCCGTCTCGGCGGTGATCGCGATCAGCTCGACGCCGCGCGGCGGCCAGTAACCGCGGCGGGGGCCCTTCTGGGCGGCCAGAGCGGCCGCCACGGCCGCGGCGGGGCCGTTGGGCATCCAGCCGAGGGCGCGGGGCTTCACGCGGCGCACGATGTCCGGCAGGGCGGCGCGCAGGGCCTTCGTGCAGCCGAAGCCCGTCCACGCTTCGATGATCTCGGTGTGGACGACGCCGTCGAGCACGGCGGCCGCGGCGAGCGTGGCGTGGCTGCCGTCGAGGCTCACGTCGACGCACAGCGCGGTCAGCTGCCGGTGCGCCGGGATAAGCGGGACCGGCTCGTCGGTGCCGCCGTCCTTCCAGGCGTCCGGCTCGATCGCGGGGTCCATGAGCGTGACGCGCTGGAACCGGACCTCGGTGCGGAACCCGGACAGCTCCTCTCCGCCGGCCGCCTTCGCGCGGGCGCCGTCCGCCTGCAGCGCCTCGGGGTCGAGCCGGTGGCCGTAGTTCGGGTTGGCGGCGGCGAGCGCCGTCGGGTCGGTGGGGTCGGCGCCGTCGGGCGCGGACCACTCGAACAGGCCGAGGCGGTGGTCGCCCTGGCCGGTCTCGATGAACTCGATGGCCGGCGCGCGCAGGGAGTCGAGCACGACGGCTTCGTTGTCGCCCTGGTTGGTGATCGCCACGATCTGCGCGTCGGGGACGGCGTTCATGGCTTTCGAGGCGCTGTCCCAGGCTGCACGGGTGCGGTGCTCGCGCAGCTCGTCGGCGAGCCACCGGTGCAGGGTTGTCGAGCGGGCGGCGCGCCCGTTGTTCGCGGCGAAGATCAGCTCCGCCTTCTGCAGGGTGGTGAACGACTCCTCGCCGGTGGTGAGCCGCTGCGCGTTCTGGCCGAGGTCGACGTTCAACCACTCGTTGCCCTTGGCGGTGTCGCAGACGGACGTCCAGAACCGCTTGGCGTAGCTGCGGTCCGTGCTGGTGTTGAGGGTGAGGCGGCGCTGCTCGATGAAGATCCAGTAGAGGACCAGGGCCTCGCCGAAGGTCGTCTTGCCGTTCTGGCGGGCGACGAGGATCAGCACGGTCCGGAACCGCGGCCGGCCGTCCGGGAGCAGCTCGCCGACGTGGATCGCGAGCCACTCCTGCCAGGGGTCGAACGGCGTGGCCAGTGTGTCGCGGGCGAAGTCGATCAGGTCGAACCCGTAGCTCGTCTCCGGCGTGAGCTCACGGAGCGGCGGGGTCCACAGCCGCGGTACCGGCGAGCCGAGCGGCCCGGCGGGCGCGGAGCTCGTCGGCTGGGTTTCTCCTGTCGGGGGCATCGGCCTTGCCTCCCTTCATCGCGGCGGTCCGGGCCCGCGGCGTGAGGCGCAGCTCGACCAGGACGGCGAGCAGTTTGGGGCCGAGCTTCTCCAGGTCGCCGTCGTTGTCGAGGGCGTCGGCATACTGCTCGGCGAGCAGCCGCGCGGCGGCGTCCGCCGGGGTGATCTTGACCTCGGCGAGCGCAGTTTGAACAGCTGCTCGCATGCTCATATGCTCAGTTTTGCATATTTCTGAGCTAGCATATGCCTGTGGCGGCATGGTGGCGGAAGTCTCCGCAGGTGGCAGAGCGATCGGAGTCCTACTCCATCGCCGACCCCACGCTGGCCGTGATGCTCGGCTACACCCCGGCGGACGGCTCGATCATCGTGTCGGCGAGCACAGCGCTGACTCTGTCCGCTGTGTACCGCGCGGTGTCCCTGGTGTCCGGGTCGATCGCATCGCTGACGCTGCAGACCATCGAGCAGGACCCCGCCGGCCCGGCCGCGCCCGTGTCGTCCTTTCTGGACAACCCCGGCGGCGACCGCTACACGCCGTTCGAGTGGGCCGAGCTGGTCATGGTGTCGCTCGTGCTGAAGGGCGAGATCTTCCTCCAGCACATCCGCAACGGCGCCGGTGGTATCGCATGGCTGAACCCGGTTCTCCCGGAGCAGGTCTCGGTGTACTGGGACGACACCCGGCCGGGCGGCAAGCGGTTCGAGGTGACGATCCCGGCCGCGGACGGGCGCGAAGCCCAGGTGATCACGCTCGACCCCTCGACCATGACGCAGATCATGGGACTCACGCTCGACGGCCGCCGCGGCATCTCCCCCATCGGGGCCGCGCGGTTGTCGCTCGGGACCGGACTCGCCGGCGACAAGGCCGCCAACCGGCAGTTCTCGAACGGCGCCATGATCGCCGGTCTCGTCACGCCGGACGGGGACGAGGACGTCACCGAGGACGAGGCCAAGTCCGTCAAGGAAACGATCAACAGGAAGATGCTGGGCCCGGAGAACGCCGGCGACATCCCGGTCATCAACCGGCGCCTGAAGTTCTCGCCGTGGCAGATGACCGCCACCGACGCGCAGTTCATCGAGTCCCGCACGTTCAGCGTCGACGAGGTCGGCCGCTGGTTCGGTGTGCCGCCCCACCTGCTCGGGCTCACCGAGAAGTCCACCAGCTGGGGCCAGGGCATCGCCGAGCAGAACCGCGGCCTGGCCCGCTACACGCTCCGCCCGTGGACCAGCCGCATCGAGCAGCGCCTCACGCGCCTGGTCGCGAACCCGCGGCGCGTCGCCCGGTTCGACTACACCGAGTTCGTCGAGCCGTCCCCGGAGGACAAGGCCAACCTGATCCTCGCGCAGGTGAACGGCGGTCTGATCACGCCGAACGAAGGGCGCGCGCAGCTGAACCGGCCGGCGCTGCCCGGCGGCGAAACGCTCCGGCTCCCGCCCGGCTCGCTCCCGGCCGGCCAGCAGACCGCGCCCGCGGCCGCCCCGCCCGTCACACCGCCGGAAGGGGGCCCCGATGCCTGACGCCGCCCGCCGCCTCTTCGTCGCGTTCCGCGCCGAGCCCGTCCAGGGCAACCGCCTGCGCGGCCTCGCGTCCGTCTTCGGCCAGATCGCCGACACCAGCGACATCGGCTACGAGGCCTTCGACCGCGCGGCCTTCGACGACATCCTGGCCGACGACACCAACGACACCGTCGCGCTGTGGAACCACAACCCGGACCACCTGCTCGGCCGCCAGTCGTCCGGCACGCTCAAGCTCGCCGCCACCGACGACGGCCTGGCGTTCGACGTCGACCTGCCGGACACCACGCTCGGTCGGGACCTGCGCGAGCTGGCCCGCCGCGGCGACGTCCAGGGCGCGTCCATCGGGTACGTCCAGGGCGAGGTCCGCCACGAGCGTGCCGCCGACGGCCGGACCGTCACCGTCCACACGCGAGTCGCGCGCCTGCGCGACGTCTCCCCCGTGACGCTGCCCGCCTACAAGGGCACGAACGGCTCCCTGTCTCTCCGCTCCGCGGAGCTCGGCCGCCCGGAATCGGTGCGGTCCCAACTGATCCGGGCCCGGGCCCGCGTGCACCTGAAGGGGTGTGAACCGAAGTGACCATCGAGGAACTGCTCGCTGCCCTCCAGGCGATCATCGACGAGGCCGGCGGGCCCGAAGCCCAGCTGAGCGAAGACCAGATCGAGCGCTACGAGAAGCTCGAGGGCCAGCTCGCCACCGCGCGCAAGGCCGGCGAGATCCGCAAGCGCCACGAGGCGTACAAGACCGTGGCCACCGCGCCGCTGGTCAACGTCACCACGGCGAAGGCGGACGACACGCTCGAGCGCGCGTTCAGCTCCTACCTGCGCACCGGCAAGGAAAACGCCGATCTGGTCGAGCTGCGCGCGCAGTCCGAGGGCACCGGCACCGAGGGTGGCTACCTGGTGCCGGACGGCTTCCGGGACAAGCTGGTCGAGCGCATGAAGGCGTTCGGCGGGCTCGCGCAGGTCGTCGAGAACCTGTCCACCAGCGACGGCCGCAACCTCCCGTGGCCGACGATCGACGACACCGGCAACGTCGGCGAGATCGTCGACGAGGGCGGCACCTTCACCTCCGGTGCGGACATGGTGTTCGGTACGGCCCAGCTCGGGGCGTTCTCGTACATGGCGGGCGGCGCGGGCTCGACCCCACTGCGCGTCTCCTACGAACTCGCGCAGGACGCCGCGTTCGACATCGAGGGCCTGGTGTCGCGCAAGCTCGGCGAGCGGATCTACCGGATCCAGGCGCCGCACCTGGTGACCGGCACCGGCGTGAAGCAGCCGCTCGGCATCGTAACCGGCCTGACCCCGGTCGCGGCCACCGGCACCGACGCCATCGTCTACGACGACCTGATCACCTGGATCCACAGCGTGGACCCGGCCTACCGCGACGGCGCTCGGTGGGCGTTCAACGACCAGTCGCTGGCCGTGCTGGAGAAGATCAAGGACAGCCACGGCGACCCGATCTGGCGCCCGGCCGACGCGAACATGGCCACCAACACCGAAGGCGGCAGCAGCGGCACGCTGATGGGCTACCCGGTCACGATCGACCAGGCGTTCCCGGACTTCGACATCACCAGCGGCACCACCTCGCCGTGGGGCGTGTTCGGCAACCTGTCCGAGGGTTACGTGCGCCGCACCGTCAAGGACGTCGAGGTGCTGGTGAACCCGTACAGCCGGATGAACAACCGGCAGATCGAGTACTCGGCCTGGGCCCGCCAGGACGCCACCCAGCAGAACACCAACGCGTACGTCGTCCTCGGCGGCGTGGCCTGATCGGAGAGACGGACATGACCATTCGGGACCTCACGACCGCGGACATGCGGCTGCTCGGCTCCGCGAAGGCGAGCAAGAACGCCGCCACCACAACGAACTTCGACTTCGGCACGCCGGACGACCTGAACTTGGCCGCGCTGACGAACTACAAGCACGGGGACAAGATTCTCGTGGTGTTCACCGCGACCACCACGGGCACCACGGACAGCATCTCGTTCGGCGTGCTCGACGCGCCCGACTCCGCGGGGTCGATCGGCGCGACCGCGGCCGCGGCCACCGACGGCAGCCTGGCCGGCGGCACGGCGGACGCGGTGGTGCACACCTTCGTCCAGCTCAAGGCGGGCCGGCCGTGGCTGCGTTGCACGCTCACCGGCACCGGCACCACCGACACCTTCACGTGCACGGCCGCGGTGTACGCGGTCGGCTCGGCGGTCTGACATGACCCTCACCTCGGACCTGCAGCTCAAGGCGACGTGCACGCAGGCCAACGCGCTCGACCTGGTCACCGCGACCGTGCCGCTCGCCTTAACCGAACGGATCCGCCTCACCAGCGGCACGGGCGCCAACCAGGCCGACAAGCTGTTCACCGACACCCGAACGCTGTCCGCGTCCGGCACAGAGGACCTCGACCTGGCCGGGAGCCTCACCGACGCGCTCGGAACGACGCTGACGTTCGCCCGGATCAAGGCGGTCATCGTGACCGCCGCGTCCGGGAACACGAACAACGTCAACGTGACCCGGCCGGCGTCCAACGGCGTGCCGCTGTTCCTCGCGGCCGGCGACGGGATCGCGGTGCGCCCCGGCGGCATGTTCGTCTGGGTCGCCCCGGACGCCACCGCCGTCGCGGTCACAGGCGGCACGGGCGACCTGCTGACGTTCACCAACTCGGCAGGCTCCACCCCGGTCACGTACTCCGTGATCATCATCGGCGCGAGCGCGTAAGGGAGGCGACCGTGGCCTGGGCACCGGACTACGCGACGTTGGCGGAGGCGAAGCACTTCGTGCGCGTCGACGACTCCGACGACGACGTGGAGATCCAGCTCGCGCTCACGGCCGCGTCCCGGGCCGTCGACCGGGCCACGAACCGGCAGTTCGGCCAGTCCGCGGCACCGGAGGACCGGTTCTACACCGCGGCGTGGGACCAGAAACTCCGCCGGTGGGTGATCCCGATCGACGACCTGATGACGGTCTCCGGGCTGACCGTCCACTACGACACCGACGGCTCCGGCGACTACGCGGACATGATCGACGAGTACCAGCTGCGGCCGGTCAACGCCGCTGCAAATGGGCGCCCCTGGACCGAGATCGTGGTCCTGCCGGCGTCCTCCGTGACCCCCGGCGGCACCGAAGGCGGCGTGGAGGTGCACGGAACCTTCGGCTGGTCCGCCGTGCCCGCGACGATCAAGCAGGCCACCCTGCTGCAGACGTCGCGGCTGCTCTCCCGCCGCGATTCCCCGTTCGGTGTCGCCGGGTCTCCAGAGAACGGCTCCGAGCTCCGGCTGCTGCCGAAGCTCGACCCGGACGTCGCGCTCACCGTCCGGCCCTACTACCGCTGGTGGGGTGCCGCATGAACATCGCGACCGTGATGGACGAATTGGGCACAGCGCTGTCCACTGTGGACGGACTGCGCGTTTTCCCGTACTCGGCGGACAAGGTCACCCCGCCCGCGGCGATCGTGGGGTGGCCGGACCCCATCACCTACGACGCCACGATGGCGCGTGGAGCGGACCAGCTGGACATGCTGCTGTTCGTCCTCGTCGGCCGTTTGGACGCGCGCACGTCGCGTGACCGGCTCGCGGTCTACCTCGACGGCGCCGGGGCCTCCTCGATCAAGGCCGCGGTCGAGGCCGGCACCTACACCGCGTTCGACTCTGTGCGCGTCCAGGAGGCGCGCGTGGAGGCCATGACCGTCGCCGGGGTCGAGTACCTCGGTGCCATCTTCCAACTCGATCTCATCGGCACAGGAGGTGCCTGACATGGCCTTCGTTCACGGCAAGAGCCTCTACGTCTCGCTCGACGCCACCGACCTCTCGGCGTTCTGCACCAGCGTCGGCAACAAGCGCTCCGCCGACTCCCACGACGTCACCACGTTCGGCAAGACCCGCAAGGTCTACGCCGGCGGCCTGCTCGACGGCACGTTCGACATCAGCGGCATCTACGACAACGGCGCCTCCGGCCCGAAGGCGATCGTCGAGCCGCTCATCGGCACGGTCGTCGAGCTGATCTACCGCCCCGAGGGCACCGGCAGCGGGAAGCCGGAGACCACTGTGGACGTGCTCGTCACCGCCTACGAGGAGACCGCGCCGGTGGCGGACATGGTGACGTGGACGGCCACGCTCCAGTGCTCCGACACCGAGGCGATTACCGACCAGGCCTGATCACGAGGAAGGACCAGCCGACCATGAGCGAATACGCAAGCCTCGACGACCTGATCGAGGACGTCGACACCGCCGAAGACGTCGACCTCGGCAACGGCCGCAAGGTCAAGGTGCGGGGGCTGACCCGCTACGAGTTGCTGCTGAACGCCAAGGGCACCGACGACGCCAACGTCATCGAGCGCCGCAACGTCGCGTGCTGCCTCGTCGAGCCGAAACTGACCTTGGCTCAGGTGGAGAAGTGGCAGAAGTCGAGCCCGCCCAGCGTCATCGGGAAGGTGACGGACGCGATCCGTCGGCTGTCCGGTCTCGCCGAGGGAGCCGCGAAAAGCAACGTATCTGGAGATGGAGACGACCGGGCTTGAGTTCGAGTTCTACCTCGCCGACCGGCTGGGCATGACCGTGGCCCGGCTCCGGCGGGAGATGAGCAGCCACGAATTCATGCAGTGGGGCGTCTACTTCGGACGGAAGGCGCAGCGCCAGGAGATGGAGGTGAAGCGTGCCAGGCAAGGACAAGGTGTCGGTTGACGGGCTGAAGGAGTTCCGCAAGGGCTTGAAACAGCTCGATTCCAGCCTGCCCAAGGGCCTGCGTGTCGCGCTCAACGAGTCC